GGCTGTACATAAGGAAATAGCCAACCTTTTATAGTGAATGCAGTATCTCCTACTATTCTATATTTTTCATTAGCAGCAATATCTGTGGGGTAAGACAAAGTAACCCCGCCATCCCAAAGAACTTCACTTCTTATTTCTTGAGGGACAGCTGAGGCAGCAATTTCATTAGGTACTTTCCAAGAAATAATTATATATGGGTTATTGTAAGGAATAAAGTTAGAAAGAATCTGATCCATATCGGTTTGAAATTTTGTAATAACTGACATATTAATTTGAATGTTTACTGGTACTGGCGTTCTATAGAATTGTGAATTAATTTGAGTATCTTTTTCTCCGGTACCTCTGGCAATATAGAACCCTCCTAGTTTGTTAAACACCCGGGTTTCATCTCTACTAATACTATTAATATTAACAGCAATAACAGGTACAGTTAAATTTTGTGCCTTATTAACCAAATCATATAAAACCCTTTGCTTAGGAGCATACACATACCTTACTTGAACCTTATTTTCTGGAATTCGAATTTTATTGAAACGCTTGATTACAATATCATCAAACGCTGCTACAAATTGAGTAATAAGATCCTTTATCTCAAAGTGAAATGTTTCTTTCCTCACTATATTATTTATTAACAAACCCTATCAATAAAAGATTTTGGAAGCTTATGCTTACATCTTTTTAATACGTTAACAACATTACCATCAAGTATATATGTAGTAGAAAAGTCGTTTTTACTACGAGTTGCTCTACCGCATGCTTGAACCAACGCATTTAACATCTTATTTTCATACCATTCTTTATCTTGTTCAAATCTCTTTTTAATATGTTTTGACGATAAAGGTGGATAAGGTAGCTTTACTATAATCTGAAATCTCGCATAATGATCTTTAAGGTCAACCCCAAAAGCAAGCGAAGGTGAAACTAAGATCGTGGGTAAATCTGATTCATAATGCTCTTTTAATATTTCCTCATTGTTCATTAGTTCATCTCTAAATAAAAATCTCTTACTATTACTAAGTTTGTTTTTTATAAAATTTGTTATTTCCATGGAATGGGTATGTACAATTCCTTTCTCTTGATTATGATGATCTGTAAGCGTTTTAATTTGTGTACAAATTGAAGGCAAAGTATTAGTTAAATTTTTATAATTGAGTTTATTTTTTGATGAAACGTAAATCGGTGATTTCTGTGCATCAAAATCACTATCAACTTCAACATACTCGTAATCCTCTATCCCTAAATTTTTAGCAAAATTTTTATGATCAATAATTGTAGCTGACATTAAAACTACATTATCTGCATAATCAAAAACATATTTTGTCAGCTTATTAACTCTTAACGGGGTTAGTACAACTCGTTTACTGTCCTTATCAATAACATATTCACAGTCTTTCCATAAATTATCTACTGCCAGAAGAGAGCTATAAAGAGTTTTTAAATATTGCAGTTTTATTTTTTCTGGCTGTGATAAAGTTCGTTGCTTTTTATTTACTCGGTTTATAAGCTGGTTAGTCTTTTCACTTATATTAAAAATGAGCTCACTAATCCAAGTTCTTGTTTTATCAAAACTATCTGTTAGCAAAGTAGGGCACTCTATTCCATATAATTTTAAACGCTCGTAGCTTATTTCAGCTGAAAATCTTTTTATTAGTTCATCTTCTAATTCAGATGCTTCATCACAAATTATAAAATTTTTTCTTTTAATATGATTAGGTAGTGATAAGAACATTTTATAATTTAAAACCGCAAATTTTGATAGAACAGATGTGTTGCGTGCATTATAATATGGGCATCTATTTTTTTCCCAACATTCATCTTTTATTTTTGGTACAAGAACACATGGAGCTGTTTCAACATCAAATGCTGGATCAACGTCGCATATATAATTTGTCTTACCTTTTAAAATATTAGTATCAGGAAACAAGTTAAGGTATTGGTCTTGTAATGATTTTGTTATAGTTAATGTAAAGGTACCAAACGGGGGTTGTGACATACAATCGATTTCATTAATATAATTTCCTGCAAAATCCTGCTTGTAAGCTGAATACGATCTAATACTTTCAATAAATTTTTCTGTCGGCCCAGAGCTTAGTCCAGATAACGTTTTAGCTAAAAAGCTTTTACCAGACCCTGTTGGAGCACAACATATAACAAATTTTTTACCTCTATTAAAGGCTCGCTCTACACCTTTTATTAGCTCAACCTGTTTATCACTAGGATTATATTCCCTAGGAAAATGGTGTATATATCTGCTAAACACTATTATATTATAACTGCTTCTTTATGTTATTAAACTGTCTGTAGGTAGACTTTTTTATTTAAAAGCTTAGACGGTTTGCCTATATTAATTTTTTTAAATGCAGATAAAACATCCTGTTTTCCTTGTATAAAAGAAGTTACAGTGTAATCAAAAATCAATCTTGTAGGGGTTTGTGTAAATTCAAAAGGGTAAGGTATTTCATAAACTATTTTTTTATTATTTTTTTCTTCACAAATTAAAGTAAAAATACAGAAAAAATCTTTAATACAAAATAATATTAATCTACCTTTTTTGAGAATTTTATTTTCTAAAGCAAATACTACTCGCTTCTGTAAATACGATTCTAAATTTTTTTCTATTATTTCAGGCGATGTCATGTATTCATAAACCTTACTTTTTCATTTGTCGATAAAAGAGCGAGTCTTTGATTAAAAAAATTCCAAAACGTTTTATTTGCTGGAATAACATTTATTAAATCACATGTTGCCACATTAATACATCGATAGTCCTGCATAAAAATATCCCAAGTAATAATTAAATTCTTTGCATCCGGATTAAACTTAGGCATATTAATAGCTCTTCTATAATTAAGTGCTAACCGCCCTTCGGGGCTCATTAATAATTGTAGTGAGTTTGTACATAGCATGCGCCTGGTTGGAGGTGTACCAGGTTTAGACCTTCGACGCAGAAATTTAATTTCTGCTACGTTGGTTAGAAGAAGATTTTTTAATGTGGCTAGCGACACTTTCATTATCTTTTCGTACTGAGCATACACCAAAAATTCTTTGCTCGTTTAAGAATATGCCTTTCTTAAGAGTGCCATAACCATCTATATCAATATTAGCTACCGGGATACCTAAATTGTTAGGGAAACAAACAAAATCGCCTGGCTTGGTATGCTTTGCATTAGGGCCTGCTAAAATAATTTCCCCAATACGCCATGCTTTTGTGTCAACATTAATAGGAACAACTATACCATTTCTAACAATAGATGTACCGTCTTCTGTTTCATCCGCAAACTTAACTAATAATACATCATCTAAAAGTGATTTTAAATTATATCCGTAAAAAACGGAATTAAATGAATTCTTGGGTAATTCGGCTAAATCAATTAAACTTTTTTGGACAGGTAAGACATCAATATTTAAAGGCATATAACCACTTATTTATTCAGCCTTATAATTCAACAGTTTAAAATATTCTTTTACTTCACGAATCGAGAGCTCCTTAGCAGATGCTATCTTTTTTACAATATCTTCATTTATTTTTTTATCGTCTTCTCTTGATCTTTTAAAATAATTAATTTTTTTATTAGGCTGCCTATCAAAGCAAGCTACACATAAATTATAAATTTCTAATTTATTAAGTGTAGATAAATAACGATTAATAGTATTAGCAATTTTAGCGCAGGGTGATGAATACATACTTAGCCACCTATTTACTAAAAAAGGAACAAACTCAGTTTCCGCATCGATTGTTGTTGATATCTTTTTTTTAGTAAACAGTATACTCGAGATATAATCAAATATAGTCATCAACAAATAACTTTTGTAGTGGCAATAAACAAATTATCATTTAATTCGTAAAACAACTTAACAACATCTCCCATAAAGCTATTAACTTGATCATCTGTTAAATTAGTAGAAAAAGCGAAGGCAGGGGCTTTTTTACCAGCACTCACATTAATTCCTGTATGGCCTAGAGCAACACCATTCTTTACGTATGTAATGCTTACTGAACACTTACCTTTTGGCTGTGTAATTCCACCTTGAGTATGTTCTTTGTGAACAATTAAATCATCGCCATCGACCTCGATAGGAGCTTTTAAGTAATTATTAGAAAGAATTTGCGCAATCTGTGTATTAAGTAGGCGCTGATAAGCAACTGCACCGAATGAATCTAGATTAGGAATCTCCCATAAAAAATTAATTGCATCATCACTGTAAATAAAATCATTGTTAATAACGTCTTCGGAATCTATCATTCCTTCTGCTTCTACATACATCGGGGCACGAAATGCAATAATATTGCCTATCGGTAGAGTCCTATCTCTAAAAAATTTATATGCAAATCTAGAATGTAGAAGCTTTCCGTCGTACGACTTAATATCTTTAATTATCATGACCTTATTATACTATAACTGTCAAGAAAAACAATTATAAAATTTTACTTTCTTTAATATAAATGTCTGTTGGTACACTTTTATCGGTATCAAAATTATAAAGTAAGTAATTCTTAGGTTGAGTCAAAAACTTTTTATTATACAAGCTAGCAGTCCAACAAAAACTTGAATTAGAAGCAATTAGACATTTTGATTTATGTAAACAAAGCCAGTCCATGTAGCAGTCATTAGAAATTAAATTAAAAGAAAAATCTGATTTAAAAGGCTTAACATATTCTATAATAGTATCTTTTTGATCAGAAAAAATATTAACAGTTTTAAAATTAAATTGTTTAGCATACTCTAAACTGTCAGTAAAATATTTTTGAGGTAATCTCATATCACCCCAACCGATAGCATGATTTTGAAAATCTGTCCCCCTATAGTGTAATGATAGATTATCCTCTCTTTCTAAAAAACTAAAATCTTTATTAAATTGATCTATCATTTCTTGTTTAATTTTAAGGTTTTTAAAAATATCATAGGTTGGCATAAGAGAATAATTATAAAACCACCCCTCAACCCAGAAGTTTTCGGGTAATGAAATATTATTGTTTAATAAATTATATGCGTTTGTGTTGTTTCTTTTATCCTTTTCAACAAATTCATCTATCTCGCCTCCGAATTCTTCAGCAAATAAACAAACCGCATCAGCGGGAATTTGCTTTTTAAATGCGGATAGATCAAATATATTCTCTAACTGAGTGTCACGAGAAACAAAAAAGTCTATATTTTTACGCTTTGCAAAATGCAGAATATAAAGTAAGTGTAAAATATTATTACCTAAAGATGAAATTTTAACACCGTTTCTGTAATGAATGGGTCCGGATATATGATTAGTAGAAGAAAATATACTCATTTTCTAATAAACAAATAATCTAATCTTTCTTTGTTAGCTTGATTATAAATATCAAAAAATTTAATATTTTCTAAAAAATCTTTTATTTCTGATTCCGATCTTCCGTGAAATTCTAAGCAAATTTGCTTTACATTAATATTTTCATCTATAATATCACTCAATACACCGTATTCAGAACCTTCAATGTCTAGCTTAAGGCAGTCTACGACATTATGCTTTAATTTATTCATTATAGTAGAGAGTTTTTTTACTAGAAATTTATAATTACCGGTAGCTGATTCTTTAAAAGAGACGTGACTCTCAACAGCAGGTGGCTCAAAGGTAGCTATACCATTAAAATCAGAAATACCAATATCATAAAAACAAAAATTTTGTAATTTTGGTTGGTTTTGAACCCATGCAATAGATTTAGTTGTTGGATCAAATGCGTGAACTATACACTCAGTTTGCTCTATAACTGCTTTATCGAACGAAATATCGGTACCTATACCTGCAGAATAAACTATACTTTCTTTATTTAAAAGAGACAGTTCAATTGAATGGCCGCCGTAATCTGTGCCTAACCTCGTAATCATTGTACTAATATATTAAAGCCTCTCTTTGTACAATTAAACGGGAAATTATATTTTTGAAGAAAATGTGTAATTGGTGCTTTATACGTACTATTTTTTAAGCGAGGAGTTAAGCTTAAGAATTGTTGTACAACTTCTTTGTCTAATAAAGGGTATCTTGTTTCTATTCCTAGACTTCCTGCAATTGATTCTTCTTTTGCAAGGTAACTACTATTTGAACCGTAATAAAAGTTATTCCACGGAAAAACAGCAAACAAGTCGTCCGTAAAAGACGGCGGATTAAACTTACCACCAAAGCCGTATGTTTGTACGTTACTAGTTATTTCATCTCCTCCTTGACCGGATAGCTGCACTTTTACATTTAAATCTTTCTTTACATCCGATAAAATTTTATACAACCCTCGAGCTCCTGGATCATTAAGACCAGATGTAGAGGCAGTATGATCAACTCCGTAAAAAAATGGCTCGACTGATTCAGTAATATGTTTTACTATATTGTTCATTTCATCACTTGAAATATATTTTGTTGAATATTTTTTAATACATTCAACTTGATTAAATCTATTAAAAATAACACTTTCATCTTCATCGCCTGTAATAGAATATATACAATAGTTTTTATATGATAATTGCTTAAGACCGCAAACGATTACACCACTATCATGACCGCTGCTCATAGGTACAACAATAGGGCCACGTGTATTTTTTATGCGTTTTGAAAGTGAATTTAAAAATGCATTTTCCCACAAATCAAAGGTGTCGACGTTTTGTATTAAATTAAATTCATGTATTTTACTATATTGTACTTGTTTTGTAGCTATATCGTAAGTGTAACTATTGTTTGGTATCAACCTTTTAATGTTATTAAACCCTAGAGCACTTAATGCGCTTTTATAAGAAGAAATTCCTATATTATCAGATTCTAAACTTGCATAGATTGGTTTTGTCTGAAAAATATCCCCCGAAAAATAAATTTTGTTTTTGTTTTTATCTAATAAAACTAGAGCAAACTCTCCATCTAGATATTTTATAAAATCTTCACCATATTCTTTATAACAATCTAGAATATAATACCCGTCACTTAGATAGTTTTTATTTTGACTGTAATTATAAATCTCACCATTAAAAACCAAAAACAAACCATCATCGATTAACGGTTGTTCGCAAAACTCTCCGGTTATCGAGAGTAAGTTATGAATAAAGGTAAACCCATCTACATTCAATACAGAGGTCTTATCTGGTCCTCTTTTCTGAAGAAAAAAGTTAGCTGTATCAATATTATTAATTTTTTTGTTTGTAAATAAAAAGCTACACATGGGATTCTATAAGTTTATGTATAATGTTGTTATCGTAATTATTCCAATAAAAATTATATAATATTTGGCTCATTTCTCCAGCGTTATTTACAGTTTCTAAATAGTTTGTCAAATTGCGTATATTATTAATGTCATACCTTATTACGCAGTCTTTTATTTCTATTGGCACTTTAATATCATTAAAAATAATTGGAATTGAACCTATTGAAATGCTTTCATAAAATCTAATTGTATTCGCACCGGTACCTCTTGGACATAGGCTGAACTTTGAATTGACAAGTAGTTTTTTATAAAGAGCAGAGTTTTTTTCTTGTTCAAATTTTTGTTTTTCAAAATGCCAAGATCCTGTATCAAGAATAGGTGTAAGATCAGAATTAATATTTTTTAATTGCATTCTGGTAGGGTGTGAATTTAGCGCCCCTAAAAAAGAAACTAAACATTTACGCTTAATAAACTCTTTATAATCTTGTTTTTTAAAATATAGGTTGTAGTGAGGAATTATTTTAAATGAATCGCTTAGTTCTGCATGAGGGGTAAATACCGTATTATTATAAAAATTAAGCTTGTTAACAAAAATATGCTGACATACAAAAATTTTTTTTTGTTTTATTTTAGATTCTATTCTATCTATAACACTTTGTGCAGTCTTTAATCCAAGTTTATTAATAATATCTGCTAGCGGAATACCTATATAAATATTTTCTTTTAAATTTACATTATTTTTGCTTATTAAATTAAAAGCATTTGCCTCTGTCTTTACGCTATCAGTAACAGAAGAGAAAGAAAATTCTTGAAATTCAATATAATTAGACATTTGTAATATTGTTTTTTATCATTTTTAAAAGCTTAAGCTTATTATTTGTACCCTCTACATAGTTTGCATGATGTACAAGAATATTCTTTGGTGGTACTATATTAGTTACATTATCCCATACAAACGTGCCATTGGGATTTTCAAAAAAATTTCCAACAGTATAATACTTATTTTTATCTAATGTACTGCTTTTTATTGAGGGCTTATAATAGTTTAATGCAGCTTGATCGTTTACTAATGCTCTAAAATTTATTTTTATTTGTTCCCATAATAATTTAGTCTTGTCAGTAGCTTGGCATGCAAAAAACCCGGCGCATAACGTTCCTCTATCTTCTTGGCAAACAATATCTTGGTTTTCTAGTGCGTCTTTAATATCATCTAAGAATGGAGAAAAGAATTGTACATCGCAATCTGAAAAGATAAACCAATTACCTCTACATTCATCTATTGCTGTTAATATTACAGAAATCTTATAATTCATTGCTTCAAGCCACCCCGGAGACATAAATCTACCTTCTGCAGTAGTCTGCTCGTGATAAAGCGTGCGAATTTTTAATTCAGATTTAGAATATATCTTTCGAAGACTTTGAATAAAAAAATCATTATAAATTTCTTTATGACTATCGCTATAATGAGTATAAACTTTCATGGTGTTGTGCGTCTGTCAACTTTAGTCCAATCAGGTTCAATTTTTAAATAACTAGCTAGTTTTTCTACTGCTTCTATGCGCTGGGGGGCCAAGGAATACCATAACCCATCACTTATACGGTCATGATTATCGCTTAACATTCTATCAGCAGTTTTATCCCTCTTTCTACCACCATAAATCCAATGATTGTGTTGTATGTGTATGTCGCGAATCCATTTTACCCTATTAAACGCTTTAAATGTTTGATACATCCATTGATCGGACCAATTAATTAAAAAATCTTCTTTTGTAAAATAACCTAAAATTTCATAATACCTTCTATGTACAAACGCATTAACACATATTTCATCGCGCTCTCTATGGCCATCGTAACAATGAATTAATTTAATTTTATCTTCTGGTAAATTCTTACTATTAAATTCATTTAAAATTTTTTCATCCCAATTAGGTGTCATAAAAATCATATCATCACCTACATAGCCAAATATTTCTTCTTTTGTATTAGCAGCTAAAATATTCCATATACGGTTAATACCAATAAATTTTCCATTATTTTTTATATCTACAATACGTACAAACGGAATAGCATCTGCTATTTTATAAACAATTTCACGTGTGGGGTCATCTTCATCTACTCCAAAAACAAGATCAATATTATTAATGTTTTTCGCAGAAGTAATAATTGAGCTTATTAAAGTAAGCTTTAGATTTAACCGCTCTCGGCTAGGAACTAAAAGACTTATTTTCATATTTTTTCTTTATTTCTTTTAGAAAGTTAATTACTTTCTCCTTTGGTGTATCAGGTACCATGTTTTGCCATGCAGGTGAGTAGCCATGTTTTTCAGTAAATAATTTAGCACCGTTTTTTATGTTATCCATCCAATCCGATCTCGGTCTAATCGCACTACTATTCTCTGAACACTCTATTTCGTCAAGATAATCATAACTATTTGCTAAATCTGAAAAATTCCAATACGGTGTACCAAAGCCGGCTTTATAGATTCTATAATCGTGATCAACGTGCTCAAATGCATTGGTATAATCTTCGTCAATAAGACCAACTTTTTGTAATACTTCTTTTGTATAGTAACAAAAAGCACCTACACTATTGGCATTGATAGCTAGTTGAATCTTACCGTAATCGATAACATATCTAGGTGTAGGCGGGCCTTTTGATATATTATTTCTATTAGCTGGTCCATGATAACCAAAATTAAAATGCTGTATACCGGTAATATTTCTTAATTCAATATATTTTTTAAATACAGAAGGATCTTTCACAATGATATCATCTTCAATTATAAAAATATGATCACAATCACTATCTAATAGATACCTAAAAAGGATATTTTTCGATTTTCCTACTCCTAAATTTACATTATTATGAAAGTATGTAAATGGTTTTTCTTCTTGTAGCTTATTAATGTCTTCAAAATCTGCTCCATCATTAACAACGGCTAGTAAATAATCGTTAGGTATTGATCTAAAACATTTAAGAAAAAATTTATGTCTATTACACGTAACTATACCTATGCCTATTTTATCCATATTAATTTAAGTATTATAGTATAAATAATGATAATGGCAAATAACTCTTCTAATAGTAATTACGTCAACATTAGTAATTTACCGCAAACGCAAGAAGCGGTAACATCTGATTTATTGATTTTACAAACTGAAAATGGTACACAGACTATTACTTTCGAAAATTTTAATGTTGTAAAGACTGATGCTGTTGGTAACGCAACCATTGTAGGTGGTGTTACAGGTAACCAAGCACAATATTCTACTCTTTCTGCAACAAATTACGTAACTTCCCCATTATTTTATGCAAATAATACTGCAGGTTATACCGGATTAAATGGTTTTTATAATCGGTTTACTCTTAACGGAGGTCTTGTAACAAGCGCTACTTACATAGCTCGCGCTGATGATGATTACAATTATATAACTCAAACGTTCGTACCCGCTACAACATCCTGGCAAAACGGCATTTATACGAGAACTATTGATAAGGTTGGACAAGCAGGAGCTAATCCAAATTCAGATAGTGTTAATATTACTATTGGCAGCTTTTTTAATGATTTTCCTTTTATTTCTGTTTCTCAAGTCAAGCCGTATCATATTAGTATTTCTGTAAACGGCCCCTTATCTTGTTTTCCGTATGTAAATAATATTCAAAACGACGGTGCAAACGGGCTTTTATTTACGGTTAACTTCCCTGTACGTAATGTACCAAATTTAACCGTTAATGCGCGTATTCTTATAACGTACGTTATAAGTGCTGGTCAATACTTTTTTCCCAGTAATATAATAATTTAACTGGCGTGAAATAATAAAGCTTTATTAATCCGGGCTAAAGCTTTACGAGGATGATGACCTTCTTTAACTAAGCGGCCATATTCATTTTTAAATGCCTTAACAAACTCTTCAGATAGCTTAAAGTTTTTAGGATAAAATTCTCTCTTTATAGTTTTAATGCTTTTAAAACTCTCTAAAAGCTCTTCATACTTATCGTTAAAATTAGCCATGTAATTATTTATTCACCGAGTATTATTTTCTTTTTAATCTTCTGATCATATTTTTCATCATAGTATGCTTTCTTATTAGCATTAAGAATTTCTTCCATACTTTTTAAATTTTCACTATCTAATACGCTAGATCCCTCATCATATAACTCACCCTTTTCATTTAAATAAAGCTTTATAATTTCAATTCTTTCTTCTGGTGCACCAAATATTTCAATAATTGGAGGTCTATCATCTTTTGCTAAAAACGGACACTCTCCACTTTTCATTAACGTATAGCTTATTGCTTTAAAAATATTATCAATTTCTTTTATGTAGTTAATATCTACTTCTCTATTTTTCTTTTCTTCTATTGGAACTGGTGCTACTTTAGTTATTGGTAAAAAGAAAATAATATCAACAGCTTTCATACTTTCTTGTACAAGAGGTATGCACTTTTTTATAAAATCTCTATCAATGTCTGATGATTGCTTTTCTTCAGCCCATAAAGAATAAACTATATTGTCTAAAGGACATCTATCAAAAATAATCTTATCGCACTTATCTGTTTTTTGTAAGTCATCAATAAGGCAGTTTAAGATTTTCCACTGACCGTCTTGATCTACTTCTTTGTTTATTTTTATTTTTTCTTTTTTAAGAAGCCTTCTATACGATTCATTTGAACGCTTATATTCAGGCCAGTTTTTAAGCATATCATTAATTAAAGTAGTTTTACCTTGACAAGCACTACCAACTATTGCAATTCTCATTGTTTTAGTTTATTTATAAAACTACCAACAATAATATACACTCTCTCTTCATCTATACCTTTACCATCAGTTAATTCGCTAATCCAGTCCTTAACAGTTAATTTACCGCCGTTTTGCTCAATTGGTTCGGCCTCAGGCCCTTTAACAAATTCCTTAAACTTCATACCTTTAATGCTTTATCCCAGATAACTAATTGAAGCCTAGGGCTAAATTTTATGTTGTGTTGTTTACATAGTTCTGCTACTAGAGCGGCTTTCTCAGTATGCTCTTGTCTACTACCACAGCAAGGCATTAGCCATACACGATTATAAGGTACACGTACCTCTGTATTATGTATATACTTTTCTAATACTTCTTCAAAATCTTTATTATCATTAATAACAAATTTAAACCCCGAGCCGTTGTCGACATGCCATCTAAGTACTGCAGGTTTATATCTTTTTTCTTCAGGGTCACCATTATTTTTTAATTTAGGTGAAGTGGTAAAAGTGGCAGAATATTTCTTAACCCAAGCATCATCTGGTAAAATAGTTGCATTCGTCTCAAAATCTATAATAGGGCAAAATGCATATCTTGCTATAAAAGCCTCTATAAAATTTAAAAGTTGTTTTTGTTGAATAAGAGGCTCACCACCGGTAATCTTAAGAATAGCTCCGTCTTTTAAATAACAATTATATTTATTTTGTGACATATAATCAAATATTTCATCAAAAGACATTCTATTCTTAACAGACCAACTGATAAAACTATCGCACCCATTAGGTGAATCTGCAGATGCAAATCCCTTGCATGTTAAATTACACATTGATAGCCTCATAAAGACAGAGGGTCGACCTACATATTCACCCTCGCCTTCTAATGTGTAGAAAATCTTATCGTCACTTAAAAATAAAGTATTGTCCATTTAAGTAATTATAATTTACTTCTGTTTATCTTCAACTAGTTTCTTAAGAAGGGATTTAGCAATAAAGTAAATTTCTTTATTGTGCTCACTTTCAGAATAGCAATAATTTGTTTTAACGAACCTATAATAATGATCTCTAGTAATTCTACGAAATTCTCCTAAAACATGGTGTAAATTTTTAAATTCCTTATCAGTTAATTCAGCATCTAACTTAACACTCATTAAATTCTATTATAATTGACAAATTGGCTTTATCCAGAATAAATATTTATAGATGTCAAAGAAGGACAGACAGCTTAAAAAAGCTGCTCGTGATGATCAAAAACTCATTAAATCTGATATTTTTCTAAATTTTAAAATAGATCAAAAATTTCACTTTAATGAACATCACAAAGCTTTCGTAGATAAGGCGTTTCAAGACGATTCTCATATTATCTTCTGTGATGGTCCTGCAGGTTCTTCAAAAACATATTGTGCCACATACGTGGCTTTATCACTTTTAAAGGAGAAGAAAATTGATGAAATAATTTATATAAGAAGTATTGTAGAATCCGCTACACGTAAACTGGGTAGTTTACCAGGTGAGGTTGACGAAAAATTTAAACCATGGAGCATTCCTTTAGTGGAGAAGTGTGATGAATTAGTAGGTAAACAAATGACAAATGTATTGTTTGATAATGAATATTTAAAATGCATTCCTGTAAATTTCTTGAGAGGTTCTACTTTTCAAAATAGCGTGGTTATAGTAGACGAAGCACAAAATTTAGAGCATAGTGAATTAGTTACTATTTTAACCAGATATGGTCGTAATTGTAAGTTATTTGTTATAGGAGATTCTCTTCAATCAGATATTCATAAATCCGGATTTAAAAATATAATGGAAGGTTTTGATACAAATGAAAGCACAAATAATGGAATACATGTATTCCATTTTTCTGAAGACGATATTACGAGAAGTAAATTATTAAAATTTATTGTTAGAGTAATAGCTACAATTAAAAGATAATTAGCGATTTGCGCCCCAAGATGTACCGCCGAATAAGTCAGACCACCCAGATGTGACTTTGTTTTTAACTGGAGCCGGTTGAGGGTGCGGCTGCCCAGCACCAGGTTTATTACTAATTGGAGGTGGGTTCTTTATTACTGTCTCTAAATTAACACCAGTTTGCTCAGCAATATCTGCCATAAAATTCCTTACATGATTTTGAGGTGCACCTCTTGTCTCCGTATTATTTACTTCTAATGAATTTTGTACATTTACTTTGAATGTATTGTCATTTTTAGTTACAATAGCCGAGTTCTTTTCATGCTCCCAAACTTCTACTTTTTCTACCCAACATCTCCCATTTGTAATGTTTAGGCAATATTCATTCGCCGTATTAAAGCACCATTCCGCGGTTTTCTCAATCCCTACACCGCCTTGCATTACGCGTAGATCACAGCCTCCAGCAGTATGTAATGATTTAAATCCTTCTAGCAATGGATCGTCATCTGCTACACATAATGTATGATCAAATTGTTTTTGTAAAATATTTTTAAGATCATCTAACCCACCAAAATCTACTACCCAATTTTTTTCATCAAGTTCATTGCAACCAAACCAAAACTTAGCTTGTAGTCTATAACCATGAATAAACTTGCAATGACTGTGATTAGCTTTCCACTGTCTAAATGCACAACTACCTAACTCAATAATTTTAGTACTTTCGTATTTCATAGTACAGTTCTTTCTATATACCTATTATATTATAATCAAATAGTACCAAAAAATCAACTGACTATTTTACAGTTCCTGTGATATTTTTATCTTTTAGATATTTTTCTGCTGTTTCTTTTTCCTTAAACGTCAGAGGTCTTCCGCTTTCATCTAATATAAGCTCGTTGTTTTCGTCTAGAAGGAAATAACCGGCTTTTGAAATAATATAACTATCAGCCATTATTCTTAATTTTAAATATTTCGGTCAATATTTCGTTTACAGTATCATTGAAGCTTTCTTTCTTAAGAAACTTTTTAATTTCTTTTTTAGGCATTTCTTTAGCAGCTTTTTTAGCCGCGCCGGTTATACCTTTTTGACCTTTTTTAGCACCCATAACGACACCAAAGAATTTCTTTTGCTTTTCTGATTTTGCTGGCATAGTATTATTATTTATACTTTTTGTTGTGAAGCTCCAGGGGTTAACCGTGTTTCATTGTCCGAGAAAACATATTCCTTTTGCGATGCATCGGGGTTAGGCCCAACATACAGAAATTTTGTTAAACTTGTATCATTGGTTATAGGGGCACCGGATTTATCAAAATAATGTACTCTACGCATGTTACCTAATGATTCATTAGGATTATCATAAACTTTTATAGATCCTATTTTTGGGTGGTTTTTAATGGTAGCATTATAAAGATTACCACCTTGGAATTTTTGAGGTTGGTCTAATTTAGCTTCTACACCTGTTGGCATATTTTTAAATACTGTATCATCATAAAATCTAACCTTATCACCTGCTTTTAAAGGAGGTAATTGTTGACTAATATCTGAGGGTTGATCTCCTGGTTTTCTACCTTGCAGTTTATCACCCACAGCTTTCGCCGCACCGGTGATAGGGGATATATCTCCTTGCTGTACTACTTTGTTTAAAGCACCAATAGCTTTTCCTGGAAAGTTATATGCTTTCTGGGCCATATTAGCAGCACTAGATATTGTTTTACCTAACCCACTAAGAAAGCCTTCAGATAATTGATCGAATTTAGGTGTCATTGGTTATAAAATCTCTGTATAGATCGGCCAGTCTTTCTCCGGTAAATCCCGATTGTTTTAAATATTGTTCGATATCATTAAGGCAACCACAATGTCTTACCTGTTCTAAGGTTGGACTATTTTCTGACATCCCTCCTTTTATTAAATTTTGGACTGCAAAAGCTTTAAATTCTTCAAATACATCGTGATCATGTTTTGCTGCAAACGTTTCAATAAATTCTTCAGGTATATCGTGAATAGGCATATCAGGAGTTAAAACTAAAACTCTTATTTTACCCATACACTCTTCTAGAACATACCCCTCATAACCGTCTAATCCCTTAAGCTCGGTGCCTGCGGTAACCAATGCAGGATCTACTTTAATACGAATACGCTTTAAAGATGTACTCTTTAAACTCTCTTCTAATATTTTGTCGTATTGCATAGAAATATTTATGCTATAAAATAGCCCCCTTGTAAAAATTTATGTACTGTATATCCAGGTCTAGATGTTGTATCAGGTACTAGTATTGTTGTAGAATTAAGATATGCAGTACCACGCGGCGCGCCAGGATAAGCAATTACTACTATACCTGATCCTCCTCCACTCGCTACACCCCAACCTCCATAATTAGCATCGCCTCCGTACCCTGTATTGGAGGGTTTATCTAGTAGAGCAACATTAGAATTTTTTATAGTACCGCCACTAGCATAATACGTGTTTGTCCCTGTAATAGTTGAATATTTTCCTGGACCGCCATTATTATCTATTCCACCAGGTCCTCCTGCACCACCTCCTGCACCGCCGTAATCTGCAGACCCTGGGGCACTATCATTACCTTGACCGAAGATGCCTCTGCCTTTAGCAGCGCTAATATTTTGATAGCCCCTATATGGCCCACCACCACTACCTCCATCTGTACCGCCTAATGTATCCTGAGTATATATATTTGCATTATGTCCACCGCCCTTCCCCCCTCCATAAGCAATAACGTTATTAAAAGACGAATTACCGCCATTTTTGTTAACAATATATTGATATTCCCTTGTACCTCCTAGACCAACAATAACCGGATATGTTTGACCTACTGCAATTTGTGTATTACCTTCTAAAAATCCCCCTGCTCCGCCGCCTCCTCCGTAATCTTGTCCACCTCCACCTCCACCGCCTACAATTAAATATTGAACTGAATAAAGAGAACCAACAGGCAAACAATTTGCTGTTAAACTAGATGCTAAGGTTCGACTAGTATTACTATTTTGCGACAAAGGTATAGATGCTTCACCAATTGGTGTTACTAAATTTAATTGAGATATTGTTGTATCAGCCATATTATGTACCTATAACTTGAATATAATTTGTATGAGTGTTAATACCGCCTCCTTGATCATTATTTGTACTAACATAAAAAACAGTTGATGTTGGATTATATGTAGTATTTTCACCCGTACCGGTATACAACTGCATTGAATTTGTATAATTATTAAAACGTGTCATTCCTGTAACAGAGTAATTTGCATTACTAAACCCAGCACCAGTAACATTAATTCTATAGATATTAGTACCTAATCCCGAAGGATTATTTGTCACAGAATTCACTCCAGAACTACCAGCTTGTATAGCACCACTACCATTAAATCTTGCCCATGCAATTTTAGGTCTACCCGTAATACTATTCCATGGAACTGATCCAGTTATTAAATTACCACTTCCATCAAAATACCATGCCCAAGAGTTATTATTTTTATAAACACCACATAAACCATCAGAATTATTTATCATGAATGTTGCAGCTGCATCTGTAAAATCTATACCCGAGTAACCGTTATTAGAACCACCTATTGTTAATGAACCGTAAGAACCTCTTTGAATGGTTCCTTTATAAGGGCCTGCTAAATTTAAAGTACCGGTAGCATTAATAACACCATTTGTATTAATTTGTAACCCTGCATTGCCTGTTGCTATATTGATAGGCGCATATGTACTCGCTGTCCTATTAAATGCATAAAGATATCCTTGCCCCCCGCTTGTACCTATTTCAGTGGCCAGACCCGCACCATCACCCCCGGTATACCACCCCGCGAACCTACCCTGTCCGGATGAATAAATACTACCGCTAACGGTTAATTTAGAAGTAGGAGATGTTGTACCTAGACCAACGTTCCCTGCATTGGCCAATATATTATCTGTAGTTGTTTTTCTTGTTATTGTACCGTCGGAGTAGGGTAATACAGCTCCTACAGGAGGTACACCCAACGTTAAACCAGATATAGTTGTATCAGCCATAAATCTACTATATTATTTATGTTGATCTTGTTACATCTTATCATATAATATTAATATGTTTAAGAAAAAATTAGCTTTTGCGAATCACAATCATCCTCATACACAAGAAGAAAGAGAACAAATAATAGAAAAAGCATCTAAGGCTTACGAAGCTTATATGGATGCATTAGGTTATGATTGGAGAAATGACCCGAATAGTGCTAATACTCCTCATAGAGTTGCAAAAGCGTTTGTAGAAGATTTTGCTTGGGGTTGTTATAGTGAGCCTCCTAAAATTACCGCTTTTGATAATATAGATAAGTATGATGGGATTGTATCACAAACAAATATTAAAGTAACCTCTCTTTGTTCACACCATCATGCACCGTTTATGGGGTTTGCACATGTAGCTTATATTCCTGCAAAAGACGGCAAGGTAATTGGTCTTAGTAAACTAAACCGAATTGTAGATTGGTTTTCTCGTCGCCCTCAAGTGCAGGAAAACCTCACCATGCAAATTCACAAGTATATTGATGAGGTTTGCGTGAAGAATAAGGGAGTGGCTGTAATGATTGAAGCAGCTCATACTTGTTGTTCGAACCGTGGTATTAGACATGATTCTACAATGCGTACAGCTAGAATGTCTGGGGCATTCTTAGATGATAAGGATAATTCTAGAAACGAGTTTTATAAGTTTGTTGACTTTGCGCAGAATAGAAAATTAATTTAAATAACGACTAAATATTTATGTGAGTCAGTCGCTGTTAATAAATGGCGATTTAATAAACCCTCCTTCGTCAATATCGTGTGTGAGGGATATAACTTTTATTGCACACGAATATCTAAATTTTTACGTTATTATAGAATGCATAGCTGAAAAAGATTTTTATCACCGTTATCTTAAGAACTTTGGTGCTATGGATTACGTAGATGAATTAACCAGGTTTGGTGAAGAGAAAGGTATGAGAATTGATAATAGCTTTCACTATGACCCAACTATCTATGTTACTGATGCTATTAACGCTAAGAATGTGCAGTTAATCTTGAGGAGTATTGGCTTCCGCGGTTTTTGACTTTTTTGAAAATATTATAAAAGGCTTTTTAGTTTCTGGATTGTAAATTTTTAAAACATCTTTTCCTCTAAACTTAGGACTACCGCTCTTACTGACGATTAATGTTTTTTGTTTGTTAGCTATAGCACGAATTGCATTTTCTGAATAACTAGGCCTTTTCCAATCTTTAGAAAGATTATCATTTTTGTTTAATGCAGCAACTCTATATTTTGCTGATTCATGAAGTTCTTTATTTACATCAATCATAGCTCCTAATTTTTTAAGAAAAGGTTCTCCAACAAGAATAGGATCTTCATTTTCAGAGCGATCGGCTATACTAAAAGGAATA